TTCTCTCCCCAGCAGTGCATGTCGAGGGCAGACTCAGCGAGGACGAATGTGCCGGCATCGGACACATAGGATCCAGTGGGGGCAGCACCGTCCTGGTTGAAGGCGCCAGACGTGTGCCAGTCCTGGGTGGTTCCAGTTCCACCAGAGACGAATGCATCAAGAGCACCGGGCATCTGGAAGACGTTTCCGGAGATGAAAGCATTGGTTCCAGATGTCTCAGCGGGACCGCCGAAGACGTGGATGGCGTTGGGGAGAGCATCGATGGCGTCGGTGTAGTTGAAGGGCTGAGCACCAAGGACCTTGAACAAGGTGTTGCCGGCCTCAAGGGAACTGCAGTAATCAACGTTAGAATCGGGCTGGACGACCCAGATGAGCTCCTTGCAGGGGTGGTTGAAGTTGATCTTGATCTTGTTAGACGATGATCCAACCGACTCATCACCAGTGTACTGGAGCTGCTCAATGAGGTACTCATGGGGATTCTGAGCCATCTTTCTGCGCTCATCAGTATCCAAGAAGATGAAATCAACGTAGATAGAAGCAGCAACAAGAGACTGCTGGTAAGCAGTGGTGACCGACTGAGAACCAGAAGCGGCAGTGAGAGACTTAACAGCCCACAAGCACTCACCAATAGGTCTGAAGTCAATGTTGATCTTGACCTCGTGGTATTGGAGAGCAACCAAAGGCAGAGCCAAACCGGGGTTTCGGCAAAACCAGAAGAGGAGGGGGATGTAAAGGGTTGTCTCAGGAAGAGCCTTACGGGGAGCGCAAACCTGACTGGGTCCAGTGGAGGAAGCGCAAGGTCCGTTGATGTCGGCGAAAGCGGGATCGGTGATGTAGGTAAGCTGAGTGGTGTGACCAATCATCTTGTAATAACCTCTCTGCTGTTCGGACGACATAGTGAGCTGATTCCAGATGTGCATCCAGTCACCATATTGGCGGTCAATTCTCTGGCCTCCAATCTCAATCTCAACCTGGGCAAGCAACTGCTCACCTGGGTAATCCAACCAACGGGCATAAACACCGTTAGTGGAGTCCATGGACTGGTTAATCTCGGGGAGAGTAACCTGGACATAGGTGCGGTAAGCCAAATCTCCGTTTCTGGAGATGGTGCATGACACGCGGCGACCAAAGTCAGCCTGACCGTTGAAGGTCTGCTCGATGGACTCCATGGCGAAGTTGGTGTGGCGTCTGTAAGACACCTTCCAGTAAGTGATCTCGGGGTTTCCTGTAAGGAAAATATCTTGGGCGCCGTAGGCGACTAACTGTAAAAGAGCTCCTCCCATTGTTTTTTATATATTCCTAAAACATATTTTTTTCTAAAGTTCGCCGCAAAAAACGCGCATCAAGATATTAATAAATACTTTTTATATTGTTTGTCTCTACATTTTTCTAGGTAAAATACGCAATATTATTTGGTGTAAAAAATCTTCTCTATAAATGTTTGGTTAAATTGTTATGTCCTGACTTTTGTTTCTTTAGGACATATATATATGCCGACGCTTTGTAAATATGAGAATTGTCGGACACGGCCAAAAAATAGTGGGTCATATTGTTCGGCCCATAGTGATATTAGTGAAAACGCAAATGAATTAACAAAATGTAGAGGCGTTAACTGCACCTCTAAACCTGGTTCTAAAAATTTCAAAGGATATTGTCCAGATTGTTATATTCGAATTTTTGAAGACGACCCACTCACCTTCCAAACCCGCTGTAAAACAAAAGAAATAGCAATCAACGAATTTATTCATTGTTATTTTGATGGGTTTGCTCACGCAACGCCTCTATGGTTTGGAACGACCCGCATAGACAATCGGATTCGCATAGGAAATACAACATTGTGTATAGAGATTGTAAAACAACAGGTAGAATCACAACAAATAACGGTGTCTGACGGCCAAAAATACATTTTTATACGTTTAAATCCAGACAAATATACTATCGGCGACAAATCACATAATCCAATGTTGTATACACGACTCCCTCTTTTGGAGAAAGAAATAAATCACCAAATAAATCGGGTCTTACAAAATGAGAATGTAGAGGCAATAGAAATAATCAATCTTTTTTACAATTTGCCGTGATTAACAAAATATCAAAATTCTTATCTATGAATTTATCTAAATATTCGTCGGTATACACGTCTTTTTTCCCCTCGTGGGGTTTCAAGAAGACATATTGGTCGCCGTTTTTCTTCACGTCCCAGCCATTCTCGACAGAATTGTATATGAAAACCATCTTTTGAAACGTCTTTAAATCCATATTTATTTTGCTTAAATCCACCGTTTTCTTGTTCATTTACATAGATGGTGTATTTTTCTACCTCGAATGCTTACGTATGCTGTGCGTTTGAAAATCTGGGATTTACCAGGGAAAATGAGTTCCTGAACAAACATAAAATATACCTATTATATTATTTAGGAATGAATTCGCAAGACCCACTATTAGAAGATGACACTGCCCGTTATGTTATGTTCCCAATCAAAGACCAGGACATATGGAAGATGTACAAGAAACAGGTAGATTGTTTTTGGCGTGCCGAAGAAATCGATGTTTCAAAAGACCTCGGTGACTGGGCTAAGATGAATGATGACGAGAAGTATTTCATATCTATGGTGTTGGCGTTCTTTGCGGCTAGTGATGGAATTGTAATGGAGAATTTGGCGACACGGTTTATGAGCGATGTCCAGTTGGCTGAAGCGCGGGCGTTCTATGGGTTCCAGATTGCTATGGAAAACATTCATTCCGAGATGTACAGTATTTTGATTGAAACGTATATTCGAAATAATGAACAGAAGACCAAACTGTTTCAGGCAATCGGCAACTTCCCGTGTATCGCCAAGAAGGCCAATTGGGCACGCAAGTGGATTGGGTTTGGAACAGATACCCAGTCAGTAGAGACATTTGCGACGCGTCTTGTTGCGTTTGCCTGTGTAGAGGGGATTTTCTTCAGTAGTAGTTTTGCCTCTATTTATTGGATTAAAAAACGCGGATTGATGCCTGGACTCACTTTGTCGAATGAATTTATTAGTCGCGACGAGGCGCTTCACACTGAGTTTGCGATTATGATTTATTCAAAATTGCAGACAAAACTGGCGAAAGAAAGAATAATGGAAATTATACACGAGGCCATTGAAATCGAGAAGGAGTTTATTACGGAGGCGCTACCGTGCCGTCTTATTGGAATGAACGCAAAGATGATGACGCAATATATAGAGTTTGTTGGCGACCGCTTGTGCTTACAACTTGGTATTGATAAGATTTACGGAAGCATAAATCCTCTAGATTTTATGGAATTAATTAGTATCGATTCCAAGTCTAATTTCTTTGAACGCACTGTGAGTGAATATGCGCTTGCGAATAAAGAAAAGAAGGAGGATGCGTTTTTACTTACATGTGAATTTTAAAGCACCGAAGGTGCGACCAAAGCACCGAAGGTGCGACCAAAGCACCGAAGGTGCGACCTAAACAAAAACAACAATTTAATAATGTGGTGCCTCTACGATTTGTGGAATAATTGCGATCTTCTGATCTTGCGACAAATCGCTGTATCCACCTTTTTGATACCCTAAATACTGATTAAACATATACCACCGTGATTTCGGCATCAGCATTTTCCATAAAATATCGTTTTGATAAACCCAATGTTGTTTTGTATAAAATAGATTATCTACATTTTGTGTAAAAAGTATGCTAAGCGTCAGCATCATATCACGGTTTACCAGATAAGCCGCCCCATTTCCAGACGACGAAATCCGCGAAATCTTATCTGTCGTAAATTCACTCACTTTGGCCGCACATGTAGTCAACATTATAACGTCCCATTTGAATCCTGCCTCTACCATTTTGAAAAACTCGTCAATGTCCCCGACAATCTTCGCAGTATCATCAATAAAAACAAAATCATCCTCTAAGATTAAGACATTTTCATACCCCATATTGTAGGCCATTTCAAGAGCATTGGCGTGACTTAGTAAACAACCGGTGTTTGGACATCCGTGATAACTAGAAGCGGGAAACCGGGTTGCTGCGTCAGGACGAATTCCAATACGCGCAAGTTCCGATTCAATGGTTTGACGACGGTCTGGACGATTATCCATATTTATGTAGAGGATATGGTCTATTTTTTCCATTTTGAGATATGTATTATATAATAAATATCTCTATAAAGTTTTTTCCAATGTTATTTATCGGGGACTACCGTATACCTAGGAAGCAAATCCACATTGAACTCGGCAGGGTTCGCAACATCTTTGTATGTCGAAAATAGAGGGCGTTTCAACTGTTCCTTGGGAACGTGTTTATGAACGGTGCGCGCAATAATCTTGTACAGTTTGAATCCTGGATAACGTTCTTGTCCTGTTTTCTTGTAAACCACACTTCTTCCAGAGTCGTCCAAACACCATTCCCAAATTATTTTATAGATTTCTGGGATGTTTTTCTCAGGTTCAGGGTCGTCAAAAATGAAATCATAGATGGAGCAACCGAGGCGCGTCAAATCAAAACTGGGGTTTGGTTCGATACGCGGTTTGTTCTCATTCATATAGGGCTCGCAGTTGTATTGTGTGTGGGCGTCATTATTCGGCGCAAAACTGTCGCTACAAAACAGCTTGCCGTTGAAACGGTAAATCGCGCGACCAAAATCAATGAGTTTGAAAATGCGGCCAAATGTGGGGACCTTGTAATGCGTGTTTTCGTAGCAATAATATAAGTATGGTTCGCTAGTTTCTATATACATGATGTTGTTTGTGTGTAAATCGTTGTGGGTGAAATCAAAAGCCTTCTGATACACAATCAGAATCATGACGACTTGGAAAAGTGCACTAGTGAGCTCATCGTGACTAATACGTTTATGTATGAGAAGACTGTCCAATGTGTCCGTGCATTTTTCTTGGAGAATAAGTTGAATTGGGAACTCATGTAGATAACAAAATAGTTTTTGCTCCTCTTGGAAAGATGAGGGCGATGATGACGATTCAGTTTCCCATTGAGATTCCTCTTCAGAATCGGTTTCCAAAGGTTCCTTGTCTGAGCATAAGTCCTCTTCAGAGTTCGATTCATAAGAGTCATCAGAGTCATCTGATTTTTGTTGAGTATCGATTGTAATTCCTTGCTCTTCCTGGACAATAATGTCTTCAATTAAAACGGGTGTTGAATCGTTAACTATATTTTCAATATTCAGACACGCCTCTACATTATCAATTTCCAAATCAATATTATCAGATTCATTTGTAATATTTATCTTTGCACGGTTGTTCCTTGAACCACTGCCCTGATATCCATCATTTAACATCATTCTCACATTCTCATCAATCTCAAAACGCTTTCCAATATTATCCAGGAAATAGGGCGTGTCGTTTACATAGTCAAAGTCGTCCATTATATCAATTTTGAATCTCTGCTGAACACCCAAAAAAGAACCGTAATATTCAACGCCATGAACCCAACCATGTGTGTCGGACAGCATACTCGATAAATATGAAAAGAACGCATCCGTATATGAACTGTTGTTTTCGTCCAAATTTTTGGCTAAACAAGTGTTTACATCAGAGTCATATTTAGGAAGAGTTTTATAAACACTGCTGTTTAAATCATATTTTCCAATTAAAAAATGAATTGGGTTTAATAGAGGTGAAAACTTGATATGAATGTTTTTCTCTATTTTGCCGTTTTCAGAATAGACCGTTTTCAAATCGTGCGCCAAATATTTATTGTTCAGAGTAATCATATTGTAGTTAGTCTCATCCATTTGGAAAAAACGGTTGTAAATTGGATTGTATGCCTGGATGTTGCTAATGCGATATGGATTGTAATCCACATCGGAATCTACAGAATCATGTTGAGTTTCCATTTTACCCAAATCAAGCTTCTTCAATTTCCTATACCCAATTTGGAATTTCGATTTATTTTTATCGGACATTGGACGTGCTTATAATTTACCTAAACTATAAAATATTTGAAAATTGAACTCACTTCGTTTGTAATTACTTCGTTTGAACCGACCGTTTTATTTCTATTCACAACATATATATATCGTATCCATCCCAAATGACTTTAGAATTAAGAAAATTTGATATGAGAAGTATTGTATTTGACCCTAAAGAAAACAAGGGTCCGGTAATTGTTCTCATCGGGAGAAGAGACACCGGCAAAACTTTTTTAGTCAAAGACTTGCTATATTTTCATCAGGATGTACCCATAGGCACAGTGATATCAGGGACAGAGGCTGGAAACGGCTTTTACGGAAAACTTGTGCCTAAACTCTTTATACATGAAGAATACAACTCGGTGCTCATTGAGAATGTGCTGCGTCGTCAAAAAACGGTGATGAAACAGTGTCATAAGGAAATGGAAATGTATAAGAAATGTTCCATAGACCCACGCACATTCGTAATTCTTGATGATTGCTTGTATGATAATACGTGGGCCAAAGATAAGCTGATGCGCGCCCTTTTCATGAACGGTGAATTGTTTGCCTAAGTCATTTCAAAAAAATGGCTAGTGTATTTAGGGTCATACCCTTTATATGCAACACGTCCAAATTGCGGAGACGTCTTGATATAGAACTTTTGGTTCTATGGAGGTTTATACTACTAAACGGCTTTAGAAATAGAGTCGCGGTTTATGCTAATCACATAAAGTATAGTAAAAAGGTATAAAATAGAGATAACCCGCAGCAAGTCATCTAAGTCTGTTTAAACGGCTATGCCCGATATATGGTGAGGATATGATGATTGTTCAACGACTAAATGCCCGTGGGGTTGAGTAATTTAACCAATTACAATGATGCCTTAAGATATAGTCTAAACCCACTCGAGAGAGTGCAATGCCCATT